AAAAGAAAGTAGACCAGCCAATCACTGATATTGGCGGTGAATACTGGCTGTTTCCGACCAGAGATAGCAAGCGTGTGAAGGTTATGAACCAGAACGGTGTCATTGCTGGGCCGTACTGCGATCTCAAACAAAAACCAAAGCAAGAATTCTCGATGGAAAAGACTTTGGAAACGACGATAGGCAAAGAGGTTTCCCGTTTTCTCGATGGTGCGAAGAAGATGTACCAGCGCGGCTGGGTTGCAGACCACACAATTCAAACGGATACAGGCAGCGGGCAAAAGTACTGCGATTTAAATCACGAGAAAGTTGCTAAGTACGTTCAACCAAGCGATGTTGGCCCAACGAATCAACCTGCAGACTTCCATTATATTTGGGTAGCCGAGTGTCCGGCTAATGAAGATGGTGAGCCAAATCCACATGTTCATATTTTGCTGAGATGGACAGTACCGGAACATCTGTTTAGTCCCTGGGCTAAACGACTCGAAAAAATATGGGGACACGGTTTTGCGAAATTAGAGCGAATCAAAAAGCCAAAAGCCGCTGGTTCTTACATTATCAAAGCGGTCGGCTATGCAGCGAAAGGTGAAAATGCTGACCAAGGGCTTATCAAGGGAAATCGATACAATATCGCTAAGTGCTCAAGGGCACCTGCCTGGGAAACGCTTGCTTCGTTTGAAGCTGGCAATATGACCGCGATTATTAAGGAACTGGGCTACAAGCTTGAACAGTGGAAGAAGCCAATTAAACGGCAAGTCAGAAAGCTGCGAAATGCCAAAGAGCAAACTATCAAGGCTAAAGCGATCGCTAAAAAGCAGCATAAGCCAGAGGAATACCAAAACAAGCTTTATCAGCGAATCATCCGTTTGGAGAAGCAGGCCGAAAAGCTGAGCCAGACCATCCGTGACAGGGGAGTGCACGTGAATACGAGTAATCGCTTCTGTATTACTTTCGAAGGCGAGCAGGCCAAGGATAAAGTCGATAATTTTATGCTTTGGGCTGCAGGCGCTAGGGGTTGGACATTGAATTGTAGAGATGTGGATTTGAGTGACATAAAACAGAGCGCTGATTACTCTTATCAAACTGCATATCATCGATTTAAAGATAATCAGTCATACTGGCATTCATTGCTGAATGATTCAGTTCCCCACTTTGTAATCGATGAAAGTGATCATGACTATTGGCGAAGCATCTCCGCTGATTACGCACAGGGGAAGTTGAATTTACAGATACGATAAGATGATTGAACGCCTACTTGTTTGATCTCGCTCGATAGAAATATTAGGAATGAATGATATTAATGCTCGGTACTTTCTGTAGTGTTTTCTATCTCATTTTCCAAAAGTTTAATTTCTTGACTTATGGCGAGCATTACCCCGTCGAGGAACTTATGAAGAGGAGTATTGCATTCAAACTTTGATAAGGTGTGATTTAACTGTAACTCTTTGTAAAAGCTAATGCTTACCAAGTCATCACTAATGAATTTTATTCGTTCTTCAGCCTTCTTCTTTATGTCCGAGAAAACTTGTTTGAATCTATCTGATATGAGTCCATTTTCATCGATGGTAACAGCGTAGTTTACTAAGTCTAGGGCTTCTTGGTTTAAGTCTATTAGCTCTTTGGAGGCAGCTTTGCCGAGGTTTGTGTGTTCTTCTAGCAAACCATGCAACCTATCAAGCCTGTAATTAGTGAATACATTGAGTCTTTTGTAGGTTTTTACGTTTTCGCTTATTTGCAATAACTTGTTAGATAGTGAATAGTGGAAATCCGCAAAGGCTATCTCTAGAGCTTTTTTGATATTTGCCCCATCGCCAAATGCTTTAGGACTAAATGTTCCAGCTATAACCATTAAGTTGGTTGGATGTTGTGACCCAATAAGGGTAGGTTTTGTAGCTAGATCTAGCAAGATTAGGTGTTCTAACAAATGGTATTTTTCAATCAGGTGTTTGTACTTAGGGAAAGCGATTTGGCCGTCCGAGTCCAGCTGAGCACAGTTAATCGCCAGAATAAGATTTAGATCATTCGAGACAAAAGATCTAAAGATGCGTGAATATTTGAATTTATCGCTTGGGCAATTTTCATCAATGAATTTTAATATTTGATATACAACCCTAACGTATTTATGAATATCGTAATTATCATTAAGGCTTTTTTTATTGCTTACATCAGTGCTCAACCAGTAGGGACCAAGCTCATCGAGAGCATTTTCGATAGATGATGTTGGTTTGTTGTCGGTGTTATCCGTTGCCCGCTTTGTTGACAGGATGTCAGCGAGGTTGTTGTGTTGTTCTAGTAGCAGGTTAAAGGTCGTTTCAAATGACTGCTGACGAAAGGTTTTGACAACATAATACAATGAACCGACAGCAAATAAGGGAGAGAGAATTCCCCCTACATAACTACCAAATGCACCCCAGTCACTTATTTGCGTCGATAACGGATACTCCGAGAATTTTAAAACGTAAGGGATTGTGACTGCAACAATAGCTAGACCAATGGCAGCTATGAGTTTTGTATGCTCTTTCTTAATAGTTCTTGTAATCGCTTGAATCACTGATAAAACCTTCCCTAAGGTGAAGTTCAACTACCGGTATCTGTGTAGTGCTGTCTTTTGGTAAATGTCTAATAAACAAAAAACTTTAGCCTATTGCTATATTGATTTCTATTGTTTTGTCTCGGAGTTCTGTCAATAACTGTACGGAGCCCGAGAAAGTACAGGTCTGCGATCAGCTAACGCGTTTACTCAACCCTAAACAGATTAAGGCGAAAGATTCGCCAACCATGGATGATGCAGCACTGGCCGCACTGCTAAAAGGCAGCTCCATTCGTATCGATAGCGAAAGAAGTTTGCAAATCCGCCCAGCGGAGGTAGACGAACGCGGCAATAAACGCCCGGCGCAGCTGGTCGAAGTAAGCCGGGTGCCGGCAGACAATCTGAAATGGATGGATTTTGAAGGCTGGGACAAGGTTTTCGCCCAGTCAGAGCAAGCAACAGAAGAATATCAACAACCTGACCTTTCGTTTTTCTCAGAACGGGAAGCCGACTGGCCGTTAGTTTAATGCGATAATTTTTACCGTAAGATAATTACAAACAGCCGATAAAAAGTGAGAACAGTACTACAAAAATAAAAATGAACATTTTCAATTCTGTAGGTTGTTCGGATTGAGCAAGCTAGAAGAACATAGGTAGCGCTTATCTTGCCTAGTTTACCTAAGTGACATTGGGTGTTTTTTGTTCGTTTTTGTCAATGTGTTTTAGCTGTCATTATCCTACGAAGATAAGGTCCATACAGTAGAAAGCTGTATGGATATACAGTATATTGCTTTATTCAGTTGTAAGGGTATTGATATGTCTAAAGAAAAGCTGCTGTTTCAATCCATTTTGGATGTAATCATTGATGGTGTGGCCGTCAGTACTGTGGGAGAGGGAAGAGAGGAAGCGGGGCGAGTGCTACTAGAGGCAGTATTCCCAAGGTTTGCTCATCTTTTGGATGATGAAAAAATAAAAGCCATCCAGTCGATAATCAGGATGGCTGATGAAGCAGATAGTCCTACTTTCAAACTATAGAATGGAAAGCTGCTGCTTTAATTCTTCTCTATGCTCTGGTGCTAAAGCCTTAACCATATTAAAAGCTAATTGTGATGTGGTTTTAGCACTAGGGCTCAGAGAATGGCTAAAAGACAAATTCATCACAAATGAGTGACCACATTCAGGGTCACTACATGAGCAATATAAATCTGCGTACTTAGCACTTATTCTGTTTGATTTTTGGATGCGGCTTTTTTCACCGCATTCAGGGCAAAACACTCTCATAACAATGACCTAGCTGAACTGACTGACAGTTCCATATTAAGCCAAAAGCTGTGTTTATGTACAGTTCGCATTGTTGAGTATGCTTGTCTACACTTATGCTGGTTGTTAATGCAGCAAGGAGCATATTATGTCATTTGATCGAGTAGATTGCACTTTGATGGAAAAGCCGAACAAAACTAAGGTGAAGTACTCTTGCCAAGGTTATAAAAATGGGAAAAAAGTTGGGAACCCTTCAGTAGAGCAAGGTTCCCCTCAGCAAATCGAGGGTATCATTAGCGCAGAGTACCCTGATGCAATGATCAATTATCTACCTCTTAAATAGCAATGTTAGCGTTTAAGTCAAACCGCAAATGCAGCGACCTAGGCACTTCTGGGTCGCTGTTCACTTCATCCATAATCAGCTCACATACCGGGATAATTTCGTCCTTGGCGTACTCGCTGCCGATCTTGATTGGGTCTCCTAAACTGGTGGTACCCTGGGGGATAATCCCTGCTTTACCAACTGGGAACCGGTGGCCGACAAGAATGTCCTGCGCGGTGATATTTTTGATGCGTTCAAACTCATCTTTGGTGGCAATGTCACCCACCGGAATTAATTGAATCCCTTTCTCTTTACCGTTTGGAATGTTCACAAACATACTGCGGAAGTTGCCAACGCCCTTTGAACTGGCGATTTTCTCCTTCAACATCGCTTCGTCTTTTTCGCTCAGGCTTGGGTCTGTCGCGTAGAAGATAAAGCCCATGTGAGCGCCGTTCTTGTAGTAGCGGCGGCGGAACAGAGTCGCGTCCTTGTTGAGCAAACTGCTTTGGATGCTACCAAGATAATCTGCCAATCCATAGACTTGCTGTTGCGGGTCGTACTGAGGCAAGAAGATTACATCTTCTTTGCGGTATTCTCGCTGTTGATTGTCTCGTTCAAGAATAACGAAATTGCCGTTTTTGCGTTTACGTAAGTACATGCCCGGTAACGGATGCAAGCGAACCACACGCTTGAATCCATCGCGGATTTTAAGAAATGCAGCATCGCCAAAGGTGAAGTAATCACGGCAAAAAGCTTGAATATGTCGGCGGCGGGTCGCGCCTCCATTTAGGAAGCGTCCGGCTACGTAGTTTGCCCGAGCAATCAACAATGAGCCATGATAGGCGTTTGCCCGAGCGATATCGGCTAAACCACTGCGTGAAATAGGTGGTTCCCAATAGTTATCGGCATCGTTGTAGAACAAATCTGAATAGGTGGTCATCCAACTGTTTGAGTCGATGGACTCTGGTGAGGAGTCGATGTGATAGACCGACTCTGGCGCGTATTCTTCTTGTTTGACTAAAGTGTTCATTTGCTCGGTCATGCTGCAGTGGCCCAGGTTGATTTAGTTGGTGTTGAGTGATCTAACGGCTCGTTAATGATGGCGTGAGAGATTGCCCAGAATGCATCGGCGTGTCCGGTCGTTTCGCTGCGTTCTGCTTTAAAGGTCATGGCGTTACCGCTGGCCGTTGGGACACGCTTAATCGCCATAAACGCCATGGCAATGTCTTTGTGTTCAGCATCAAACTGCAGGCGTTTGGCTTCTACTACGTCAATCATCTTCATTACCAAACGGTTTTTGTTTTCGTTGCTGTAGTGGATGGCGTGAGCTTCACGTGGGTATTTCTTCGAAATTAAGTCCCAAACACCGCCGCCAATACCTGTGGTGTCGACTCCGATGTAAGTCACTTTGTAGCGCTGAAAGACTTTGTCTATTTCTGAAACGTGATATTGGAAGTTCAGACCTTTCCAATAGTGTTTTTCTAATACACGGAAACGTTCACCCGCTACGACAGGTGGAGCAACAACCACCAAGCAGGCGTTGTCTCGGGTTCGGCTTGGGTCGTAGCCCAACCAAACTTCCCGAGTGGCAAAAGGGCGTTTGTTATTTGGTTTGAAGTCTTGCCAATGAGCGGCATCCACCATGCCTTTTTCAAGGTCAGAGAATTTGAAGACAGACAACGAACCATCGACAAACACACACATAAACAAGTTTTTGAAATCATCATCGCTGTATTCTTCGCGCAGTTCGTCAATGTCGAATAGGTCACAACCACCATTCGCGGCATCTTCAATAGTGACAACATAACGCCACTGTTTGTCTGGGCAGAGTCGGCCACCGTCTCGGAATTCATTAAAGGTCGGGAATTCGACGTGGGCGCGAGAGTCTTTACCTTTGCGCCACTGGTCTCCAGTCCAGAACGGGTAAGCCTGGTGCATTTTAGAAGACGGCGTAGAAAAATAGGTTTTGCGCCACTTCTTATGCGTCGCCATTGCCGAAGCAAGTTTGTTCAGTTCGTCGAACTTAGGGATCCAGAAATATTCATCGACATAAACGTGGCCGTGATAACTCTGTGCGGTTTTGCTGTTGGTGGACAAAAAGCGCAGTTCGGCACCGTTGGAAAGAATAATAGGATTGCCGGTTAACTCGATGTCTAAGAACTCTTTACCAATCGCAATGATGTAGCTGCGGAAAACTTCAGCCTGTGCGCGTGATGCAGAAAGAAAGATTTGGTTATCACCAGTCAGAATCGCATTTTCTAAGGCTTCACCACTGAAATAGTAGGTAGCACCAATCTGGCGAGACTTGAGAATATTACGAATACGCTGTTTGATGTTATTGCGCATCGTGTGCTGGTATTCGAACAGCGATTCGTGCCAGCCTCTAAAGTCATCTTCTGTCAGGTGCTCAATGCTGTTTTTCTTGCGGCTTTTTTTACGGTTGCCATTACTGCTGCTTTGTTTTGATGAGTCACCATCACTCTTTGGTGAGCTGCCTGGCGAAACGTGTCGCTCTGCTTTGGCTTTTGCATCAGCGTGAGCTTTTAACAGCTTAACGTGGTGATCGATTAGCTTGTCCATTTCCTTGAGCTGCTGATCGGTTTTCTCATCCTTATCTATCAGCACCGCTAAACGGCGGTTAATTATCTGCTCTACAGACAATTCATCCAACAACAAAGCCCAGCCGAATTTCTCCGCCCAGGTATAAAGGATGCGCTCACTATTGAGGTTCAGTTGCGCTGCAATTTCTTTCGGAGGAACACCGCGTAAATAGAGCTTTTTCGCGGCTTCTCTTATTTCATCTGAATATGCCATAGCTGCATCATACGCGCCGAAAACTTGCAGATGACCTAGATAAGTTCCTGAAAATTCGGATTTTGGTTAAATCCGAATTGGTAGGAATTGAAGTGGCTGAAAGCGGTTATTCAAAGGCGTATTGTTTGCTCACACCGATATGTGAATGACAAGTTTGAGTACCAAAATGCCAAAGATTAGTGACTGGAAAATCATTGCTACTGAAGGGCCAACCGTAGACGGGCGCAAGATTACCCGTGATTGGATTGAGCAAATGGCGGCAAGCTATGACCCGAAAGAGTACACCGCACTAATCTGGCCAGAGCACCGTCGATTCTATGGCTACGGTGAAAACTGGGGCAATGTTGTTGAGCTTAAAGCTGAAGAAGAAGATGGCAAATTACGTCTGTTCGCGAAGCTTGAGCCAAATGAATTCATGTTGGAAGCCAACCGCAAAAAGCAAAAGCTGTTCACATCCATAGAGCCAAATCCCGATTACAAGGGCGAAGGGCGTTGCTATTTAATGGGCCTAGCTGCGACTGACTCCCCAGCCTCCACTGGTACCTCGCTCCTTCAATTCTCTCGCCAATCTGGCCAAACAACCGAATTAGAGTGCAGTGCATTGGAAGAAGTCGATTTTTCCGAGTGCTTCACGCGCAAAGACCGCTTTTTCGCGGCATTTAATGAATTTTTCTCTTCTGGCGATGAAGAGCCAGAAACTCCATCAAAAGTAGAGGACACCGATGTGACCGAAGAGCAACTTAAAGCAGCACTGAAAGAGCAGTTTTCTGCATTCAAAGGCGAGTTCAAGCAAGAACTGAAAGAAGAGTTCAACTTGCAAGACGAGCCAGAAACACCAGAGCTAGAAGAGCAGGGCACAAGCGTTGAGCAGTTCTCTGCCACTCTGGACGAAAAGCTAAAACCGTTAATTGAGAAAGTGAACGGTCTCGAAAACCAATTCGCTGAACTTTCACAGGAAGTACCAGGCCAAGAGCCGAACCCATCGGGTACCAGTGAGAAGTTCTCATCTGAGGAGATTTTTTAATGCTGAATGCACTATCTACCACCTACCTACAAGAGTTTTGTGCAGCGACGTTAGCAGCAGCAAATGCTCCGCAGGGTACTCAGTCATTTAACCTAACACCACCAATGGAAACCAAGCTTCGTCAGGCGATCATGGAGTCTGATGCTTTCCTTGGCATGGTCTCATTGCTGCCAGTTCAGCAAATTAAAGGTCAGGTTGTTGATGTGGGTGATGATGGCCTGTCTACCGGTCGTAAAGACAGTGGTCGCTTTAGCGTTGAAGTCGGTCAAAGTGGTAATACTTACGAGCTGACACAGACGGATTCTGGCGCACATATCTTGTGGGAAACGATGACTCAGTGGGCAAACTCAGGCTCAAAAGGCCAATGGTTGACCATGATGAAAAATGCCATCTCTCGCCGTTTCGCATTAGACATGTTGCGCGTTGGCTTTAATGGTACGTCTATCGCAGCTAACACAGACCCAGTCGCTAACCCGCTTGGTCAGGATGTTAACAAAGGTTGGTTAACCATTGCGAAAGAGAAGAAAGCGAGTCAAGTTCTTGCTTCAGCCCAACTCGACCCAACAGGCGCAGCCGCGGATTCATACAAAAACCTAGATTCGTTGGTTCAAGACCTGATCAATACCACGATTGCACCAGAGCACCGTCAAGACCCTGATCTAGTGGTTCTCGTCGGTTCCAACCTGGTCGCAGCAGAGCAGCATCGCTTACTGGAATCAGCAAACACACCAACGGAACACAAAGCCGCGCAGCAGTTAGCCAAAACCATTGCGGGTAAAAAGGCCTATACGCCGCCGTTCTTCCCTGCCGATATGGTTTGGGTAACCAACACTAAAAACCTGCAAATTCTTACTCAGGAAGGGACGCAGTGGCGCAAGCAGAAGAATGACGAAGACGAGCTTCGCTTCAAGCAAAACCACATCCGTATGGAAGGTTATGCAATTGGCAATCTAAATAAGTTCGCTGCGATTGAAGCGGTCACCGTTGTTGAGCCTGTAGCTTAAGGAGTGATGCATGGTTAGCCCATTAGCAAAACAGCGTCGACAGCTCATTGAAAAGCAGGCTAGCCAGTCTGCACCGGGAGTGAGTTCCGGTGCAGATACCGACAGCCTGCACATCAAGCTGATTGAGTTTGAAGAAGACCGCAAGTATTTGCGCTCATTAAATGCCATCGCTGATCGAATTAAGCACAAGCGTGAAGCGCTGGTACCGAAGTACAAGCCGTATGTTCAAGCCTACTTAGAAAGTGGCGAAGCGTTCGAAAACCCAATCTTTACCAACTTGGTGATCTGGCTATTCGATATTAAAGAGCTAGATACCGCCATTGATTGGTGCATGAAGGCAATCGAACGAGACTTGCCAACACCAGAGAACTTCCGCCGAGATTGGCCGACATTCTGTGCTGATCAGGTCTTAGAGTGGGCCGAAAGCGAATCGGAACGTGGCAATTCAATTGAACCTTACTTCTCCAAAGTATTTGAGAAGGTAGAGAAAGATTGGCGCTTACACGAGAAGGTTCACGCCAAGTGGTACAAGTTCGCGGGTTTATACCTGATTCGAAATGAAGAAGGCCAGCCGCAAGCGACAGCAATCGGCAATTTGGAAACGTTGGAAAAGGCATTGGCCTTACTTCAACACGCTCACAATAAGCACTGCAAAGTGGGTGTGGGCACCCAAATCAAGAAAATTGAACAACGTATTCGTGCCATTAAAGACGGCAAGAATTTTTAAAGACTCCTACGCCACCGCGCCTCGGCTGGTGAGGTAAGAGAAGCCAATAGGCTAACTCGATACCGTCGACCCAGTGGCTAGAGGCGCACTTATTAAAGTGTCGAGAACCGAGAAAAAAGGAACCGAGATGAAAAAGCTAATCAAATGGATGTTGTACCTAATCGCCATCGTCGTGGCACTGACCACCAATCGTTATGGCTATTTAAGTGACGGAGCAATCAACATCATCGTGTTGGCTTCATGGGTGCAAATCACATTGATTTTGCTCGGTGGTTTGTCGATTTTCGATGAAAAGCGCCTAGCAAAAATGGCGTCACAACTCAAAGAACATGGCATTAAGGCATGGCACAGCAAATTGAGAGTGTCGATTTTTGCTTCAATTGGGTGCTCATTTGTTTACTGGGGCTATTGGGTGACGGGCCTTGGTTGGATATTCGCGGCGCTAGTTGCTTCGGTACTTCTTTATGTGGCGCATGTGTTTGAAAAAGCATTGGATGCCGGAGAAAAGTAGCGATGAGCTTTGGTGGAAAAGTTAACAGTGCAGTAAATACCGCCATACCAGGTGAAGGATGGCCGGATTTATCAACCGATGAGTTCCGTCAATTGCGCCGTATTCCTCACACCTTTGACAACGATTCTATGGCTGCAGCTGTGAGCATAGCGGCTCTGAATATCCAACAACGACTTGCAAGCCTGTTGGTTGACGATATTCCTCCACAGCTAAACGCAGCCAAAACAGCGGCATATAAACGCGCGGTTTATGGTTTGGCCCATGCTGATCTATTGCCAGAGTTCGCCACGCAAGACCGCCGCAAAGAGGGCGAAAGCGTAGCGACAGATGAACCAGAACAAGAAGCACGCTTTATCACCCAAAGCAATCAAGATGTGCGCTTGTTGCTTGGCAGAAGTGCCAATGGGATTGATTCGATATGAGCGATACAGCCTACAACAAGACCAAGCTTGAGCATTTAACGGATTACATCGTTAGCCATCTCAACAGCAACGTGCTTGATAACAAAATTGATGCTTGATAACAAAATTGATGCTTGGCAAGAGAACGGTTCGATTGTCCCAAGCGGTGAAGACCGAGGCAACGATGGTTACATCGCCTGTTACTGGAAATACAACGCGGTGATCTCGGTTGAGGAATTTCCTCACCGATTGTTAGACCCGCGCTGTTTGCTTGCTCTTGTGGCCTGTTGGTTAAGCGACCATGAAGAAGACCGCAACGAACAAGAGCTCGAAGACCCAACACTTTCGGTTGATGTGGTTAGCAGTGAGCTGGCTGATGTGAGCATAGAGCTTGAGCTGATGGAACCTATCGAGTTGGTACCGGATGCAGAGGCAGGAATGATTACCTGGCGCGGAATCAAATATCGAGTTCAAGCCGTAGAGATTTACACCGCAGAAGAAGCGGAGTTGGTGAATGAAACCGCAAATTAATGCGAATCAAAGGGATGTGCTCAACATTCAAGAAAAGCTTGCCATGTTAGCACTGCCACCAAAGAAGCGAGTTTGGATACTGAAAACCCTAGGCCGTTGGGAAAAAGCCAATACACGCAAACGCATTCAGCAACAAAAAGATATTCACGGCCAAGCGATAGAACCAAGAAAATGTAAGAAGCGCGGCAAGGTGATGCGGCGCATGGCAAAAGGGTTAACCCCTTATGTACGAAACGCCAACATGCTCGACCTGACTTGGAGCAACAAGCTCACCGCAAAAATTGCAGCTCGGCATCATCTTGGTCAAAAGCAAAAGATGACCAAGCGCCAAATGCAAAAGCGTTGGGGAACACCAGACTATTCCGCGCCTTGCAGCAAAGGGCAAGCGCGAAAGCTAAGGGAGCTGGGTTACACGGTACCGAGAAAGAGCGGCAAAGGACGGAAAAAGCCAAGCCTTCGTCTGTTAATGGAAACCGTTACCCATGGCCAAGCCGGGCAAATTATCCGAGAGCTGAGCGATCAGCCTAGTGTCACCGCTTGGGACATCCCATTGGCGCAACGCCAGATATTAGGCAGTAAAGAAAGCGAAGTAACCCGCCAACTCATAAAAATCTTTGAGCAGGCCAAGACGCGAAAATAAGCGAGGAAACAACCAATGGCAACCGGAAAGGTAGAGGTAAACAACCTCAATTTAGGACAAGGCGGGATTCCAGAAATTGAACGCCATCTGCTCTGCATCGGGCGCACCGATAAAGCCGAACTGCAAGGCAAAGTTACGCGCGTAAACAACATGACCAATCTTGATGATGTGGTGGCCGATGATGCGCTAGGCGCAAATGTCAAAGCCGCGCAGCTCAATGGCAAACAAAACTGGACGGGTGCCATCTTCGGTTTGGCGGCTGATGCGACTTGGCAAGAAGCGGTAGACATTGCCAACCGTACCGACTCTTTTGAAGGGGGTTGTATTGTCGATGTTGTGACAGACAAAGCCGACTTCACTGCGATGCAAGACAAGGCGACAGAACTCACGAGCAAACTTGGTCGTTGGGTATTCTTCCTTGCTGCTTGTCCTGGTATTACGGCAGAAGGTGAAGGTGCACAAACGTGGTCAGACTATGAAACGGCCATGCTAACCCTAGTCAAAGATGTTGCCGCTAATTTGGTTACACCAGTGCCGCAACTCAATGGTAACAACGTGGGTGTGCTTGGTGGTCGCCTATGTGATCGCGCTGTCACTGTAGCCGATAGCCCTATGCGTGGTCTTGGTGAAATGCCTGTCGATAGCGCGGGTAAACCACTAGAAATGAGCACCATTGCAGCGTTAGCCGAGGCGCGTTATTCACTGCCGCAATGGTATGCGGATATGGAAGGCATTTACTGGACAGATGGTTCAACGCTCGAAGCGAAAGGCGGCGACTATCAATTCCTTGAATACGTTCGCCCAGTTCACAAGCTAAACCGCCGCGTTCGTATTAAAGCGATTCGTCGTATTGCTGACCGAATCCTTAACTCAACACCACCAAGTATTGAGCTCAACCGCACTTACTTCAGTAAAGACATGCGCGATATGTCGAAGACCACTGAAATCGGCGGCATTCAGTTCCCTGGTGAAATCATGCCACCACGTGATGAAGATGTGTCGATTCAGTGGATGACAAAAACCAAAGTAAACATTGGCTTAATGGTTCGCCCTCATAACTGCCCGAAACACATTGTTGTCAACATTGGGCTTGATCTCTCTAACCCTGCAGATGCGGAGGCGTAATCCATGAGCATGCGTATTTCTGGCAAGAACATGCATTTTTCAATGGGTGACTACAAGCTCAAAGCGCAAAAAGTCACTCTATCCATTACCGATAATTCTGCCGTCAATAAAACCTCTGGTGTGCCTGATGGTTATGTCGATGGCGATGTAGAAGCAAGCGGTGAGATGGAACTGACCACGCAGCAATTCAACCAGTTGAGCAAGGCAGCAAAACAAGCCGGCTCTTGGCGTGGAATGCCTGATTTTGACGCGCTGTTCTACGGCAAGATTGATAAAGACGAGCTCAAAATTGAAGCCTACGGTTGTCGTATCAAAATCTCTGATCTTCTTGATGCCGATTCAAATGGTGGCAGTGCATTGGTTCACAAACTGCCGTTCGAAGTAACTAGCCCCGACTTTGTGAAAATCAATGGCGTTCCATACCTGCGCCCAGATGAAACCGAAGATCTGGTTCAGTAGCTTTTTGCTCAATAAACAGGGGGCGTAATGTCTGATGTTATCGACCATGCCAGCGGCCTTGAAACCCAATTCACAGAAGTGGCGATTGCCAACCAACTGGCAAGGGCTAAGCAAATGGAACAACGGGAAAGCGCACAGGAATGCGGCGAATGTGGCGACCCAATACCCGAAGAACGCCGCCAAAAAGTACCAGGGTGTAAATACTGCACCCAGTGCCAAAGCAACATAGAGAGATTTAAGCGATGAAGCATTTTGTTTTAAAGCGCCGTTACTTTCCTCACGGTACCTATTCAACGTTACACCGTGCCGATGGTAGTCAGGTTTGTTGTGTTGTTGAGCGACCTTGGCAGAACAACTCGCCATCTAAGTCCTGTATTCCAGAAGGTAGCTACACGCTTTTTCCTCATAAATCGCCAAAGTTTGGTGAGTGCTATGCACTGGAAAGCAAAGACCTTGGTGTGACTCGACAAGGGCCAAGCCTACGAACACACATTTTGATTCACAAAGCGAATTCGCCTAAGCAGCTTCAAGGTTGTTTGGCGCCTGGTGTGGATTTTGGTTTTGTGGGTGGTGAATGGGCAGTGATGAACTCAACCGCTGCATTTAACAACCTGATGGCAGAGTTTGGCGGAGAGCCAGCAAGCCTAACAATTCTAAAGGACTGATTAACATGTGGGAAAAAGTGAAATCACTCATTGGTTCGGCTGCACCACTGGTTGGCACCTTAATTGGTGGCCCTGCAGGGGGCGCGGTAGGTGGATTAGTTGCTAATGCCCTTGGTGTTGAAAATACGCCCGAAGCGATTGAACAGGCGTTGGTCAATGACACTGAAGCATTGTTCAAACTGCGTCAATTGGAGAAAGAGCACGAGCAAGAACTTAAACGTCTCTCGATTGAAGAAGGTCGCTTAGTTTTGGAAGCCAAACGAGCCAATCTAGCAGATACGCAGCATGCACGTGAGCAGCACAAAGATCACTGGATGCCAAGTCTTCTAGCATTGTTGCTTTGCGCAATGGTCACTGGAATGTTTGCCGCTTTGTTCTTCGGTGAACCATCGCAAGAGTATGCCCAAGTGCTGATCATGATTTCCGGCACCGTGCTAGGTGCGTTTGGCACAGGGATAGCTTTTTGGTTGGGTAGCAGCAAAGGCAGTGCGGACAAAAGTAAAAAACTGAATTTGCAAGGGGGCTAAATGGAGGATTGGCGCGTGTTGCTGGGATTGGGCGGCTTCCTATTAACGCTGATCGGTTTTGTGTACACCCGCGCCGAGAAATCCGCAGCAACAACCAGAGATCTCGAACAGCGGACTCACAAAAACGAGCTGGCGATAGCCAACCAACGTGCGGATGTTGCTGAAAAGTACGCCACCAAGCATGAACTACGGGAAGCCGTAGACGATTTGAAAGATTCAATTAATGGACGGTTCGACCGTTTGGAAAACAAGTTAGATAAAGAGCGAGAAGCAGCATGAGTAAAGCCATTGTTTTAACCGTTGGTACAACAGACCTTGAGTTCAACCCAACGCCAGCCGAGTACGACGAAGCGCAAAACACCATTTTACAAGGTGATGCGAGTAGCGCGGCCCATAACTTCTTAATGAGCTGTGTTAGCGAAGGCTCAAAAGATGCGCTGCGTGAACTTACCCAACAGAACCCGGGTGCGGCAACGCAGATTTATGGCGCGGTTCTTAAAGAGTACGCACCTAAGCTTTTCATCTCGGTAAAAAAATAGATGGGCTTGTCGCTGCCATTGAGAGCA